GGGTTAAGTGGAGGGGTTTGAAATATGATCGGTGTAGGGGGGTATATAGGGCATGGAATGATTATATTTGTTTTTTACTAATTGATTAATAGAGTTTTAAGATGGAAAAGGAAAGACAGAATTTAATTTATCCTGATAGGATAATGGATCTTATTGAGGAGATGAAGAGTAATGGTCAGTATTGTAGTGTAGAGCATATTGAGATGATCAATCGGGAGTTGATATCTCAGGTTGTCACTAAGGGTATTGATGAATTTTCACATGGTGTTTATTCATATTTAGAGAGGGTAAAGGCTTTTCATGTGGAGTTATTGAAAGGGGATGGGTTGTTACGTACTGACATGCCTCGTAAATTTTTGATGGACCAGGTATTAGATTTAACGACGTTGTTTTTGGATTTGTTGTTAGGGATGGCTAATAGCAACAAGGGTTCATTTAAGGTGATGGATGGAGAGGAGCGACAGGATTACGGTTTTGCGGCTGTATTAAAAATGTTGGAAGAGCGAGGTTTTAAGGTAGTGATAGATTCTGATTATTTTTCAGAGCCTAAAAAGGTAGATCCTACCAATGTAGAGCTTGATAATGAGTCTAATTTTTCACCTAAGGGTGAGGATAAGATGGGTTTTAGGGTAACTAATACGCCTACTGCTTCAGGGGGGTCCAATACGGATAGAGAGGAAGATACTGATACAAAGGGTGGAGATAGTCGGAATTTGCATAAGGGTCCACGCCAGGGTAATGGTGGGATTAAGTACAGTATGTAATCGAGATAGTTTGTGAAATGGAGGAGTTAAGGGGCCCTGTTGTCAAGTTTGATGGTTTTGAGTTTCGGGGAATTCAGTTTATAAATACGGTTAATGGTAATGCGCTGGTTCGCTATAAGATTATGGTGGAGGCTGACTTGCGTAAGTTTAAGGTTGGGGATATGTTTCGCGGGAGTTGCGGGAACATTTTCGAGTTAAAGTTAGCGTTAGATAATCGGGCTTATTTGGATATGGCCAAATCGATGGTGATTAAGCCTGGGGAGTCTTTTCCTTTGTGTTATCAATTGGAGTTGCTGGATAATTTAGATAATGTTTAATTAAGTAGTGTTATGAGTAAGGAGAAAAAGGAAGATGTTTATTTGTGTCAGGACAATGACAATCAGATTAAGGTTAAGAAGAATGAGGAGGGTTTGATTGATGAACTTTGGATTAAAGCTGATGGTGATACCGGTTGGGTAGTAATTAGCTGGATAGATTTTCAGAATGCTTTAGGTTTATCTGCTAATGCTTTAAAGGGTTCTTCAAAGGAAAGGATTCAGGGTTTGTTAATGGCGGCAGGCTTTGAAACCAATGGGATGAATCAGTATCGGCATTTTGACTATGGGTCGTTGAGTTTAGAATCGTATGAGCCAATCGAGTTAGTTGAGAAGCTTATTCATATAGGGGCTCGAAGTCAGCATAATGCTATTAAAAGTTCGTTTGAGAAAATAGTAGAGGCTAAACCTAAGTTAGAGGATTAGTATGTATTTAAAACATGATCATAGTCGGATGGTAGAGGTAGTGGTCAATTTTGAGTTGCGCAAGGTGCACAATCGGTTAAATCGGTTATCGAGTGGGTTGGATATTCGTTTGAAGGAATTGCAAGCGGAGGACCCTTGGAGTAAGATAAATAAAAATACAGATATTTACTGGACCAAATAACAAGTTATGAGCAACGAGAAGATACCGGTCATTTTACAGGTGACTGAATTTTACGACGAAGATTACCACAGAGATCCCCAGGGAAGATTTTCTGCTAAGGGTGAGCTAAGTGGTTACTACATATCGAAAGAGTCCTCAGACAAGCTTCAATCAAGTGTAGATCAGTTATCGAAAACGCTTGAGCAAACCAAAAAAGAAAGCAAGAAGAGGGCTTTAAAGATTGAGAATTTGAGTAATCATGTAGATAAGCTTCAGCATGATTTGTATGCAACGCGGAAAGAGAAAGAAATGCTGAAGGTAAAAATTGCTAACAGTAAAAAAAGTCACAACAATTTACATGGTAAGTATTTGCAAACAGTCATCAATTTAGATGAATTAGAAGGCCGGCACCCAAAAGCCCTGGCAGGTTTTAGCGCTCTATTTTTTGTTCTCGGGGTAATTGTTACATTTGTTGCTGCTGAGTTGTTTGATACGTTCTGACGTAACCTTTATTCGGTTGTAACTATCTTTCGTTTTTAAGCCTCTACTTTCTGAGTAGGGGCTTTTTTTATGAAGTGAATAAAAAAAAGTCCTAAGTCTAATCTATCGTGTGGAAAAGGCCCAGTGTTGTAGTAGGTGGGCAGGAAGAGGGTAACGAACCGATTAGGACTTAGGACTTAAACAGATGTCTAAAGTGTCACAAAGATAACCTGAGGCTTTTTAAACGACGATTCTGATCGGTATTAGTGCCTATAAAAGGCTAAAACTGCTATTTTAGCGAGCAAATAGAAAAAAGATGAAAGAATTTTGGTTTAATTTTATGATGAAGTTGGGTGTTATTGGAAAACTCAACCTCATTCGATTAGATGATTTAAATGAATTATTAGCAAAACTCAGCAGCCATGTGCGTAACCTTAGTTTGAATTGGAAGCACAGCATGCATGATCACTGGCGTTTGTTTTCCCTGGGAGAAATGGAAAAGCGCTTTTTAAATTTCAGCTTTTATCAAGAAGGCTTAGGTCAAAAGACAATTCAAGATTTAGTTGGCCATGCGCGAAGAAACTATTACGTCTTCAGGGAACAGCAAGACGAGTATGCTCAAAAATGGATTGATCATCAATTAAGTTTTGAAACCATGGTGGCGTATGACATGGGTTTTGTCACCTGGCAGAGTCAAATGCTGGAAGATTTAAGATCCTTGACTATTTACTTTTTAAAGTATGTAGCATCGGACCAGTGCCAATACAAGGAAATTATTCAAGATGATAATTCAGTTCGTGTACTGGTTCCTACTATTGCTAAAAAGCTGAATTTTTTAAAGCTCATTCACGATCTATCTAAGAGGAGTTTTTATTGTGAGTACGTTAGCTATGACGAAGCTGCCGTCATGGCTAAAGAAACCAATCAGTACTTAAACAAAAAAGCGGCTGAATTAGGTTTAAGTATAGAGTTCAATGATGATAAAGTTCAAATAATCAAAATTTCTAATGGCAAGAATAACTGGAAGTAATGTGAGATTTGTCTTCATGGACCCAAGCAATGAGGTTATGGCAGTTAGTCGCTGGTTGCAGGTTATTGCACCTTTACTTGGAATTAGCGACATTACTCTAAGACGTAAATTTCAATTACCGGATGGTAAGATTAGGTCAAAGATTGAGTACAACGGCTACATTGTTTACCGGTGCCTGGAGCATAAAACGAAAGAGAAAAAAGGCAACGTCTTTTTAAATGGCCCGGAAGTAAAATTGGGCCAGGTCAAAAGGAGTTTCACCTTTCATGTTAAAAAGCCTAAAAAGAAAAAGTATTGATGGAACATCAGGAAGTTAGAACCTATGACAACATGCTTGATTGTCAAGAAGGCTATGGTTATTTCATCTTTCAGCACAAAAGAAATGAAGGCTTTTACTATGCCAATGACTTTAAATGTCACGTAACATCCAACTCCCTGGAAAAAGTTCAAGAGCATGTTAAATTAGAAAGCCGAAAAAGGAAAGACTGGTTTATTGCCCCTTACGTTAAAACGAATGGTGGTAAAGTTCCAATTCATAAAAAGCTGCCTTATTACTTGATCAGTAATGAGAATGGCAAAGTTTTTATTAACCTAATGACTGAAAAGTTTTATAATTCTTGGAAGAATGATTAACAAAAAATGGAATGACATTCGCCAACAGCCTTTATCTGAAATTAATCAGGGCCAATGGTACATGATTGATTTTGGTGGTCGCAAAGGCAGCATGAAGATGCGCGGGGATTATGTTTTCAAACAGGTACGCAACTGGCAGGAAAACAATTACCGGCGACAGCAACTACTTAAAATTCCAGCAGAGAAAGGGCCTTATACGGTTTATGAAAATACCGTGTACTTTGAATCAGGAGATGAAATAAAAATCGAAGAACTTTAAAAGAACATGATGGCCCAAAAAATGATGTTAGCAGGCTATATGGTGAGCGTAGACAGCACTTCTTTGGCAATGAAGGTTGGTAATAACATGGAGAACATTGATGTCATTATGCACGAGATAAATGAGCATCTTAAAGCCAGTCACAACAAAGAAATGTACGATCCGGTGGAAAACTATGTAAAAGGATATCGTTTAATTGCGGCTGGATGGGCCCCTGGAGAATGTCATATTTTGGCTTATGCAAAACTTCGATGATGACATTATCTACTTGTTTGAAGATTTTGTAGAAGACAGAAACAAGACGTTTATTTTTGTGGTCGGTATCTGTACTTACGCCACTGATTTTCATGACCTGGAAAGATCAAGACAGTGGGTGTATTATCGAAGTTTGGTTTTAAGGCCAGATGCTACACTGCCTTTTATCCTTGACTCTGATATCAATGTAGAAGCTTTGTTCAACTACACTTTCTTCTTAAACTAAAAGCTAATGTATCTTTTTAGAATTCGCAAAAATCAGGACCTCAACGAAGACTTTCCAGAGCTCAATGACATACCAGCGTTTAAGGAGGTTTTAAAAAAGTCTAAAGGCCAAGACTACATTAAGATCTTAGCATTTTATTGTGATTGGGAGTCTCCATTTCGTCAGTTCAAAAATGATGAAGATCGATTAAGCCAAATCACTAAGACCTTTTTCAATAAAAAGACTGATTCGTTTTATAAGACCAAGACCTGGAAGAACGCGGTCCAAATGTATTTTTTCTTACAGAAAGACCCGGACCGAATGCTTTACAACAGTCTTCAAAAATATTATGAGAAGATTGTAACCAGCATTGAAGAACTGTCAGGTAAAAAGCATGATGATTTAGAATCAGAGTTAGCGGACATGGATAAAGTATATCAGTTCAACAAAAAGGCTATTAGCCTTAAAAGTCAAATTGACGAGTTGAAAGACCGTATTGAAAACAGTCAAACCCTGATCAATAAGAAAATTTTGGATAAACTTTGCTATCTTGAAAAACGTCAGTACCGGTTAAAGGTGCTGAATGAATCACTTTAAATTTTAAATGTACCATTATGGAAACGGTGAACATTGCTGATTTTTTAGCGAAAGATGAAGAACAACAAGCCCTTGATATTAAAAAAATTGATGGCATTAAAAAACTACAAAAACTCCAGGCGGCTGAGATTTCTGAGGAAGTTAAAGCGCAAATAGAGCAGCGCATTCAAGACCTTAAGCAAATCGAAAAAATGAAAGAAGAGAAAAAGCTAAAAACTGGTATTACACCAGAAGCCCTTGAAAAGAAAGAAAAAGCTAAAAAAGAAGAAGAAAAAAAGGCCGAAGCAAAAAAGCCTTCGTATGTAAGCATTTCGCCTCCCCCAATTCGGAAGCAAGAACGCAACAACCCATATAGCCTGTAACCCTATATGCTGGATAGTCGCTTAACCAGGATTAATCATAATGCTAACCTCTCGGCAAAGATCAAAAAATATCAACCTTTGGTCTTTGAAAAATTTCCAGATGCTCCTAAAGACTCAGTAATCTATGAGGATTTTATTGAGGAAATAGAGCATTATTGCATTCACGGCTATAAGCCAAAAGGAATGAGTAAAATTTCAGGTAAGCACTTTAGCTTTCTGAATCTTACTCCTATACGTCTTAACGACCCAGAAGCGCCTCCAGAATTAGACCGGAAAATACTCTCAATTCCTTTCTACCGTGATTTAGATCATCTTTATTATCAAATCATGGAAGAATGTAAAAAAGATGGTCAAGGTATGATTGTAGGTAAGGCTCGAGATAAAGGTTTCTCCATGCTTAATGCTAATGCTCTGGTCAATGAATATACTTTCTTTGATTACAATGAAGTTGGCATTGCAGCGGGCTTAGAGTCAACCACTACAGGTTTATCCAATAAAGTAGAATTGATGTTGGATAATATGTGGTGGCCCTTCCGGCACAATCGGTTAACTAATAACTCAAAAGAGATACATAGCGGTTGGTCTGATAAGCTTGAAAAAAATGGTTATAGATCGACTATCTACAGCCGAACTGTTTTTAATCCTAACGTATTTAAAGGAGAGCGTTTAGGCTTAATGGTGTTTGAAGAGGCCGGAGAAATTGATCGGCTTAAAGAAGCGTATGAAGCAAGCAAGCCATGCTTTATGGATGGTAGTCGCATGTTTGGTTTACCGATTGTTGGCGGAACCGGAGGCAATATTGAAAAAGCCAGTAAGGGCTTTATGGAAATGTGGCAAAATGCAGAAGCTTTTAATCTGAGAAAAGTCTTCATTCCCGCCACTTTAGCGTACAAAGGTTATTTCGATTTTAGTACTGGAACCAGTAAACGCAAAGAAGCTTTAAAAGACATACTTGAAAAGCGAAAAATAATCCAGGAATCTGGAGATACTGAAGCCTACAATCTGCACGTTCAAAACTATCCTATTGAAGAAAGCGAGATCTTCTTAAAAACAAAAGGAGGCACCTTCGATATTATTAAAATCAATAGGCAGCGTCAAAACTTGATGCTGGACCCAAACTACAAAAACATTTTAGAACGGGGATATTTTGTTTGGGATGATAGCACCAATACTAAGCGAGAGGAAATACCCTACTTAACCAATGATTTGAAAATTAGGTTTCGGGTTGAGTATGGCAGCAAGGTAAAGTTTGTTAGTCGTAATGATGGGCCCGTTAAAATATTGCTACATCCTTTTGAGGAAAATAGAGACAACCGTGGTCGACCTATTGATGTAATAGGAATTGATTCTGTGGATCAAGAGTATGCTGAGAGTTCTGACTCAAAAATGGCCGCAGTGGTATATAGAAGATTTGCCGGTTTAAATCAACCAGGACAGTTGCCTATTGCTACTTTTATGGATCGTAGCAACAATCCTGGAGAGCAATACGAACAAATGTTAATGCTTACCATGTATTATGACAGTCAAGCATTAGTCGAGTACACTAAGGTTCGGATATTTGATTTCTGGAAAAAATGGGCAGGCATGAAATACGCTAAAAAACGGCCTCGAGTTATTGAATCAAAAAACACCATTAATCGAAATGAATTTGGTGTTGCGATGCCTACTAATATTAAGAACAAAGGTATTGAGCTCATTAAGATTGACATTGCTTCAGATCGTTTGGAAGATTATATGTTCATGGATTTATTAGACGAATTAGCTGACTTTGGAAACAAAAACACTGATTTAGGTATGGCTTTCTTATTAGCTAAGTTGTTTGATTACGAACTGGATATCAAACCGATTGATTTAGGCAATGACCAAGAACAAAAATCCAGATACAACTTCCCTCGACATAATTTTACCAGAAGAAACGGTAAATTACAAGTAACCTCAAGGTAGTCCTGATATGGCAAAAAAGAAAAAATCCAATAAAACGGAAAAGAACAAAAGATCAATAGTAAAAGCTTATCAAGGCTCAAACTATCTTTTAAGCAGGATGCTTATTGATGAAGATGATAAAGACATCAATTGGGGTATTGAAACATTTTACGCTATAGCTACTCAAGTACGGCAAACCGCGGACACTATTATTTCAAGGCAAGACCGTTATGCAGAAATGCACCGCCGTTATAACTTGGATTTTGAGGAAGGTCAATTTGACTATATCCACCAAGTAGAAAACAATGATTTACCGGTACCTTTTGAGTTCTTTCCAATTATACGACCTAAAGTTGACCAACTTACGGAAGAATATATGCTCCGGCCAGAAAAACGCTATGCTACTGCAGTAGATGATGAGAGTACTAATCAGCGAATGCAAGAGAAATTTGAGCTGGAATTTAGAAAATTCATGAAGCCGATTGATGATGCTATGAGTGAAGCAGTCGGTTTTGATGTAGTGCCAGAAAATCAGTCTATACCGGTAGTCTCTAATGTGGAACGATACATTAATGAAAATCCTATTGACATTGATGTTGAGGTTATTAATGATACCATTGAGTATCTATTGAAAGTTCGCAAACTTAAAGAGCGTATAAGGCCTCTACTTACAGATTACTTGTTGAGCCAGCATTGTGTTTGCGAAATTGTAGAAGATGCAGGAGACCCTTTTATTTACCGTTTTAGGCCCGATGAATACGCTTACAGTATGCCAGCCAGTGAAGATTTTATGGATAGAGCCAATTGGTTTTATGGTAGTAAAATGGAATCATTAGGTTTTGTATTGGATGCTTTTCGTAAAGACTTAGATGAAGAAGATTATGCCGCTTTAGAAAAGTTAAATGAGCCGTCTTATGCTGAGACTTTCTTTAAGAATCATCAAGTTAGTAACATGCATAACTACATACGCCATGAGAACAATCAAACTTTTGTTCGAGTCTCCAGGGCATATTGGCAGAGCTATAAAATTCAAAAAGCTAAAGAGTCTTATAGTAAAACCAAAAAGCGGATGTACTTCAAAATGGTGGGTAGTGATTACGAGCCCAAATCTTATGAAAGAATACATGAGCGTATGATTGATGATCCGTACCAAATATTCAATATTGCTGGAGTGTTTTGGATTAAGTTTGGAAAGACTGAAAATCAATCTCGAAGTGTAGATAATTGGTCCCGGTGTCCGTTGCCTATTGTCGGATTAGCCGGTAACAATTCCACTGGATTTCACATAAGCTTTGCAGAAATGCTCAAGCCTATTGAAAACCTATATAACGAGGTTATGTATCAGATTCGTTATCTGATTAAAAACTCCGGCGGTAAGCTAATTGTCTATGACGTATCTCAAATGCCAAAACAATTTGGTGGTGATTACGGGCAAGTAGTGAAAGAAATGAAAATTAACCAAATTGTACCGGTTGATTTGAGTCAAGAAGGAAACCCGGACCATAGTAATTTTAACCAATGGAAAGAGCTTGATTTTAGTTTAAGCAATCAAATTACTTCATTGTGGAACACTAAAATGGCTATTGAACAAATGGCCGGCCAAATATCTGGGGTCGATGAAAACAGAAGTGGAAACATTAGCCAATATGCTACCAACGAAATTGCCAATGAAAATATTCGGCGTAGTTCAATGCGTAGCGAAACTTGGCTGGCTCCTTTTGATGGTTTTTACGTGCGTGTACTGGAAAGACTGGTGGCTCATGCCAAGCATATTTGGCCTGAAGGAAAAAAACTCTCTTATTGGAAAGGTGACGGTGCTGAAAAGATTTTTAAGATTACCAGTACAATGATCATGAAAGATTGGGCTATTTACTTAGACAATCCATTTAAAAAACAAAGAGAGCAAGAGCAACTTACTATGCTGGCTCAAAACTTAATGTCGAGCGCCAGTGCTGAGGACCCCAGGTTACTTTTGCAATACGTTAAAGTACTCAAAGCAGATAGCTATGAAGAAGCTGAACGAGTGTTTGAAAAAGGTGTAGAGGTTATTGAGCAAATCCGAAAAGAAAATCAAAAATCTGAACAGGAAAATCAGCAGCAAATTGCTAAAATGCAACAAGAAGAAGCTAACAAGCGTGAAGCAATGAAATCGGAACGTGAAGAATTGAAACGCGACATAGCTGAAATGAATAACACTTCTCGTGAAAGAATAGCTTTAATCCTAAGTGATGAAGCTGAAATTAAAGCCCGTGCAGAACTCCTTAAAAATGATTTGAAAAAAGAAGGTAGTACGGATGCTGGTGACAATTCTAAACCTGGAGAAAAAAAACCAGCCGATGAGAATAAAGCTGACAATCAAAAGAAAGCTTTAAATTCGGCCAAGAATAATTTAATCTAAACTATCTATAAACATGGCAAAACAAGAGTTTGATGTAAAGTCCTTTTTAGGCGATGAAAGTGGTAGCTCCAGTAATGAAGGAGGTACCAATGAAGGTGGATCTGCTAATCAAGGTGACGCTGGTGGTGAAAAATCTAAAGGCCAAGGTGACCAAGGCAGTGAAAGTGGCGAAGGCGATGATGATGATTATTCATTAGAAGCTCTGAACCAAGAAAGCGAGCCTGAAAATCAAGATCTTTTAGAAGCAATTAAGAAAGAAGGCTACAAGCCCGGTGATGATCTTAAAAGCTATTTGGAGAAGTTGAATTTATCCAAAGAAGCGCGAAACCAAGTATTGCTTCCAGAAGGCGTTGATGAAAATGGTTTAAGCAATGAAAATAAAGCGGCCATTAAACGAATTGAAACGCTACTTGATGATAACCAAACATCAATGGAAGAGCGCATTCGTAAAGCTCTTGAATTTGAGTATAAAAATCGTTTGAGTGAAGAAGACCTGGAAGCGCACATTGAAGAAATCTTATCCGACCCAGTCAAAAGAGTTTCTTATGACGATAATATTCTAAAGGCTCTTCGCAACCAAGAAACTCAAATTCGGCAGAATGCTAAAGAAGCGCTTGTTCAATTTCGCCAAAAACACGAAGCAGCTAAAAAGAAAAGGCAAGAAGCGTTGTATAATAGCCGTCAATTATTTGGCAGCACGTTAAAGCCAGAAGTTCTTCGAGATATTGATTCCAAAATTGCCAGTGGTGATTTCTCAAAAGAGTTAGCTGATCCAGCCAATGAAGCTAAGCTTGCTCTATTGTGGTATCATCAGGAGATGATCGCTGACGTTTTTTCTCAACCGAACCATTTGGATGGTCTTGAGGAAGGCAAAAAGCAATTCTTTTTAAGGACTACCAATTCCCAAGTTTCTAAAAGTGGGGTGGCTGGTCAAAAAAGCACCTCTAAACAAGGCAAAGGATTTGATGTCCAAGCCTTCATTAGCGACGATTAGTACTTTATTAGCATTCCAGCCAATGTAGCATAGAATGAAACAAAGACTAATGTCACTTAACGGTTGCCTTAGTTTTTGTTTCATTTTTAATATGCTACTATGTCAGTTAAAATATCAAAAGGCAAGTATCAGGAAGGCGTAACAACCGAGGAAAACTCCTTAACCGCCAACCTAAATAAATACCCGGAAATCATGCGCCGGGTTGTTGATCTCCACCCCAAATATTCTGTAACCTGGCTCTTTGAAAAATTAGGCCGTTTTGATGGTTCTACTGAAATCAAAGACAACTCTTTTGAGTACCGCCAACGCGGTCGCTTAGACAAGCCTTGGGTTGCAGCGGGTATTTTTAAAGCAGCTTCTGGTTACACGCCTCAAAATATGGCTACTGGAACCACCACTGCTGCTTCAAATTCCAGTGCTACTGTAAAAGAAACCATTAACACCATGATTTGGCTTGGTGCCTATCATGACCCTGACAATGACATCTACGCCAGTTTTATCCATGGTAACGGATTAGTTCGTTTCCAATCTGGAGCTGCTGGTATTATCGTTAAGCGTGTTGATGAGAGTGTCACTCAAAACGGTAAAGCTGTTCATTCGGTATTAGTTAAAGTAATCTATGGAACTATTCTTCAAAGCGACGTTGCTGAAAATCAAATTATCGGTTTGACTGGTAACGCATTTGGTGAAGATTCTGATGGTGGTTACGATAACAGTATCTATGAGCACCTTCGTAGAGGATGGGTTTCTACTTTCCGTCGTAAAAAAGGTATTACTGGTGACGCTTTCACCAATGTATCCTGGATGGAATATGAAGGTCAACGTCTATGGTACTTTGAACAAGAGTACATTATGGAGCAATTAATCGCTATTGAAGTAGAGCGTAAGCTTCGCTACTCTCGTCGTTCAATGGGTGTATTAGACCAAACAAGCCCACAATTAGGACACCCCGGAGCCGATAACCTTTACCCTGGTGGTAGTGCGGCCAATGACCTAACTTGGGATAGCGCTGATCCTAAAAACAGCAAACCACCTGTTATTGGTGATGGTTTAGAAGCTCAGATTTCTGAGAAAAATGAATCAACCTATAACATTAACGGTGGATTGACTGCTACCGATCTGTTAGACTACATGGCCCGTTTAGGTGACGAGTCTCCAGAAGGTTCTACCGGTAACGAGTGGGTAGTGTTAGCCTCTACTTTAGGTCGTCGTAATATCCACAACGCTTTAAAAGAGGAAGCAAGCGGCACCAACGGTGGTACTCTGTTTAACATTGATTCGGGCAAAGACTACGCATTAGGCAGCAACTTTACTACTTATGAAATTATGGGTAATAAAATGGTTGTAATGCACGATGATGTTCTCGGTGACCCTCACTTGCACAACCGTGCAAATCAGTATGGGTTAAAAGGATCTGGTGATCTTTGGTTCCTTGACATGAGTGTTCGTAACGGTGAGCCTAACATTTCTCTTCTTAGCAAGCAGAAACGTTCTTACATCAAAAAGTACATACCAGGTATGGTTGATCCAATGGACCCATCCAGTATGAAAGCAGCTCACGCTGGCGATCGTTTTGACGTGGAATGGTTAGGTTCTAACGGTGTTAAATTAGCAAATGAGTATACTTCTGGTATTATCAAAGGTGTAAGCCTGTAAGACTAAAAGTGAAAATTTGAATATTAATCCAAAATAGAAATAATCATGCGTAATATTTTTTTAAAAGTTTCCAGAGTGATTTTCCCGGCTTGCGTAAGCGTAGTAGAACATGATGCTAATGTGCTATCAGTATATGATGGTCAGATTGAGCATGAGTTCACTACTGATGCGGCTTCAGAAACTCTTAGCAATCGTATTGCTGACGGTTTGAAAGAAGCCAATATTCGTAAAAACCGAAATTTCCAATCTGTAGTAGACCCAATTGTGGTTGTTGACATTACTGGAATTAACATTACCGGTATTAAGTCAGCACAAGCCAAGCTGCACGTATAAGCCAGTTTGTAGGTTAGTTATTCCTACCTTAAACAGAAAAGGGAGCCCGAGTGGTTCCCTTTTTTTTATTTTAGCTACCTAATCTAATTTACAAATGGCAAAATTTCTTTATCAAAGCTTACTCATTCAAGGAAACACAGGACAAAATTTTCCTTATTACCGTGAAAAGAAAACCGGTAAACCTGTTTTTTACAAAAATGAGTTTGGCGAAAAAGTAGAACGTGGACCGTTCATTTCTGAGCAAACCAAAATTTTTGACTTAGAAAACGAACATGACAAGGAGATTGTTACTTATTTAAGTCTTCATCCATTTAAAGACACTAAGTTTAAATTGATAGACTTAGATGCTGAAGCTCGTATTAAACAGCAAAAGCGAGATCATATTGGCAGCATTAGTCGTAAGATTTTTATGATGTCAAACAAAGAGGCGCCGGCTTTCTTCAACTACCTGGACATGGAAGAGTATGGTGATTCGGCCAAAGCTGAATTGGTTAGTCGCTTAAATGACCCTGCTACTTTGCAAAAAGTAGAAGAAGCTCTTAACGTAAACAATTTGCCGCTAATAGTTTCTATTAGAAACATGGTCAAGTGGGGCGTAATTAAGTATGAAAACGGTACTTACATCGCTGCTCATAACAATGAAATGTTAGGAATTTCCGAAATCCAAGCTGCCAAAAGCTTAGAAGAACAGAGAGATCTAACCAATTTTATGGAGAAAGAATGGAAACGGAAAGAGGTTCAACATCGCAAGCAAGAGAAAAAGGATATGGACCGTTTGACAAATTTGAATCCTTAAATAATAGGAAATGATTGCATCAGAAGCTTTTGATTTCATGGACCTAATGTTAGACAAGACAGGTTCAGCCAGTATTGAAACTTTAGAAAAACAAAAATTCATTATTGAAGCAGTTGAAGAATTGCTGAAAACTGAACGTAAGCGTTTAGGAAATCATCAAGCGGATACTGATAAAATCAGAACCCTTTACGACAATGAAATATTAACATCTCAAAATGGTACCGGAGCCTATGCTGATTTTGCTTCGGTACGTTTTTCAAATGACACTAAATTTGTGTTGGGAGTTAAAACCACTGACCATTTTTTAAAGCCCCGGAGTTTAAAAGACATCTGGGGCTTATCTGGTCAGGGCTATGCTTCATTCTGTTATGTTGGAGAAAGTAAAATATACGCTTTACAAAAGCATAGCAGTTCAAGGTGGTTTGTCTTAAGAATCAAAAAACCAACTTATGACTGGACTAACAGCAATGATTTTGTGAATTTACCAGAGGAAACTCAACGTGATGTTTTGAAAAAAGCAGTTCGTTTAGCTTCTGCAGCTACAGAAGACCCCAGGTACCCAATTTATAATAACGAAGAACAAGAGTCATGACTTATTTAGAACTAAGAACAATCATCCTTAAACAAGCTCATGGCCTTTATCCTGGAGTAGATCATCAACTTGATGATGATATGCTTAAAGATTTAGTAGAAAACGCAAGAGCGTTTACGCTACTTAAAATGACCAATAGCGGTCGAGAAGTAGAAGGTAGTTTAGTCCAGCATATTGAAAACCTTAGACTTAATCCCTTACCAGTTAAACAAACGGAATTACCTTCATTAGCACAAAACCTACCATCAGGCGCTGATCTCAACACGATTAATCCAAAGGCTTATTATAAGTCTATGTATTATGCGGAATTGCCTTCAGAATTTTTACATTTTTCGAATAACAGAGCAGTGCATAGCATTACCAGTGTAGATCGAAAAATTCAAGTAGTAGTCGTAGAAGCAGACAGCATTAGAAACATAGGCGATGAACTGTTTCCAACAGCATTTATAGTAGCTTGGATGCGCGGTCGGTTTTTGTATCTTAAAGACGTATCTGAGGACAACACATGGTTGACTATTAGGGAAGAATCTACTGATACATTGGTCCAAGATAGATCGACTTGGCCGGCAGGTGATTTATTGTTTTTTGAAAAAACGGTGGAGGAAGTAACCACTACAAATCCTTTACCCGTTAAAATGGTCAATGTAAGCGGAGTTTTTCGTGACCCTATTGCTGTAGCGAAGTTTAGTAGTAATGGTGAAAAAGCTTTTGAGCTTAATGACCAAGAAATAAATATTCCTGCAGAATATACCGATTTTGTTATTCAGCAAGTGTTCAGCAACTATGTAGCTAAAGCACTTAAAACCAAAAGCGATTTATTAGTAGACGGAAAGCCCGACACTACTCCAGATAAGCCAGCGGAATAATGGGTAACCACGCACGAGTATATACTTTGAAAGATTTAGTAGAGAATGGCATTTACGAGAACATGAAAATTCGTAATGCCAAAAAGACTAAAGTCAAAGAACTTACTCCGCGTTTAATTAGATCTATCCTTTGGACTTATCTAAAAATGAAAATACTTCAAGCTCTTAAGACTGGTCTTCCAATTAAGACCCCATTTGGTATATTCTGTTGGAGCCGAAGAAAGTCAAGGAGACCAGATCAAGTAATTGTGCATGATAAAGGAGTAGAGATTATTCAAAAGAGAGACGAATACAGCCGTTCTCTGGCCCTTAAAATCATTCGCAATGATGATAAGTACCGGGTGCACTACGAACGGTCTATGAGAACTTATTTGAAAGAGTTTTTAGATAGTGGCCATGATATTCCTTATCGCAATATTAAGCGCCATGGAAAAGAGTTGTTGAAAATTGAAAATTATCGCAGAGGCGGGAAATATTACACTAACAAAATTTGATCATGGAAGCACAATTAGTTTCACTGCGGAGAGTATTAGCCACTATTGAAGATTACACTCAAGATCGTACCTATCAAAAAAACATGGCCACTATTGCCAATATTATTTTTGAGGGAGAAAAAAAGCTTCATACAGAGCAAAGTTTTGCTCGCAGAGATGAAACCTGGGAGGCTCCTGAAGGTCATGCCATGCGCTGGATACCTTACCCTGAAAATGCTATTTGGGTAGAGCATGTTTACGTTAATGGTGTAAGGTTAAACCCTTCAAATAATCATTCTAAAGATTTGTTAACTAACGGTGAGTTTTTAAGAGACGTAGACAAAATTTGGTTTGCATTTATCCCTTCTAAAGTAAGAATGACATGCAAGTTTCAACCGGTAGGAGAAGATGGTTTACCAATGGTAAGTGAAAATCATGTTGATGCTTTAGCATGGTGGGTAATTTATCATTTAGATTACGCTGAGTATCGTAAACAAAAATTACCACGTCGGATATTCATGGACACCAAAGCTTTAAAAGATAAAGCTATGCGGCAAGCTCGAGGTAGTGATAATATGCCAAATTGGATGCAAAATCGTATTGTCAACAAGAGACTTTCTAATATGTGGTCTAAGAATAGAGAACAATATCAAATGATTGGAAATTTCTTAAAAGACTAATAAATAGTTCGTTATTATCAAGCAAAAGAAAAGCCTCTATAACAGAGGCTTTTTTTCGTTTATTTTTGAAAGCAAATCATTTGTATGAAAAAGTGGACCGGCATTAATCGATTCTTTAAAGGTCAACAACCTGATTTATCTCCTGAACTACAAAGTGAAAATTCTTATACCGAATTAAGGAATGGTCGTTTAATTGATGATGGTGAAGAAAATCAAAGTGTCCAAAACTTTAAAGGTGACGTGAACGCTATTGCACATGAAAACCTCAATGGCACCAGTGATATAATTGAATTTAGAGAAGCCAATTCTTTGTCAAAGGGCAATGCGGTAAACTTTACAATGACGATTGCTTTTGACAACGAAAGTTTTACCGTAGATTTTGACTTTGTATATGAAGATGAATTACTGGCTTATGAAGAAATAGCTAAAGCTATTGAAGCAGCATTAGACACTGATTCTAAAAAAAGGCTTAAGGTGGCCTATAACAACACAAAAGTTGTCATTTGGTACAATCAGCCGGAAGGAGTAAATGATGCCGTTACGCTTGACGCTACTTACTCCTTTACGGGTTTAATCAAGCGTAAAAGATTTACTTCTCGGTCTAACTACCGAATCATTAAAAGTGTAGAGTTGCCAAATGAGCTCATTATAGTAGCTATTGCCAATGAAGGGCATTTAGATGTACCAGAAGCTTCAGCAACTATTACCCCAGGAGGGGGCGGTGTTGGTTTTGGAGATTTAGCGAGTAGTTTTCAAACGGTATACAACACACCTACTGAGGCTAACATTGTAGCTATTTGGTCTATTGAAGTTGATTACAATGGGTATTGGGTTGGTCAAACCTTGAAGTACTGCGATATCCTTAATTACAAGCTGAATAAAATACTTGATGTAGAAAGCAGTTTTGAAAATGAAAAGATTAGCAAGCTTTATTTAACTGATGGCTACAATCCTTTTTCGTCTATCAATTTGCATGACCCTAATTTAATGGCCATTGATCCATCAGATTTAGAAGTCTTTCCAGAGGTAAAATTTTCAGCTCCAATTCTAAAAAAGATAACCGATAGTGGTCGTTTGCCGGTTTGCACCATTCAATATGGTTACACGCTGATAAGTCAGAACGGAGCCAGCAGCGTATTATCTCCGATTAGTCAAATCATACCTATTGGTAATTATCAGTCAGGAGAACATACCAAAGGTGGTACCAGTGATGAAATTACTTCAAAAGCAATAACTATTGAAATTTCTGATGTAGACACTGACTTCAATCGTATTAGAATTTACGCCTTATACTCAATTGGTGGTCGAGCTATAGATCGAGTGGAAATAATATCTGAGCAAGAGATTACCAGCTCAGTAATAGAAGTAGTCCATACTGGAACAGAAAGGGCCATAGAAGTGCCCTATGAAAGTTTACTGTCCAGCAATAACGGGTTCAAATATGCTAAGCATGTAGAAAGCGCGGAAAATAGATTGTTTGCAGCCAACTTAAATGTAGATACTCCAAACCTGGACAACTGGAATACAATTGTAAAGTCGGCCAATTATATTGGTGAAGTCTATGAATCTAAATACAACCCGGACCCAACGGCCTATATGTATTTGCCAAGTCAAAAGACTAATGGTTTTGACAGCAATAGCCAAAGAATATTTGGTGGGAAAACTCCAGGATATAATTCTGGAAACGGTGTTCAGGTCACTTTTGTGGTAAAAGAAATACCTATTGAAGACTACAGCATTGGTGAAGTTGCTGATATTTATAATACCAGCTTTAAAGGAAATTGGGATGCCAATACCGGGTATTTAAACCGAGAGTTAGTTTTTCACAATGGTCGATATTGGAAAGCTATTCGAGATAACAATAATGTTGAGCCTAACTATTCTAACGATTTAGATTGGAGCCCAAATAATTTTTATGAAACTGTTTCTAAGTTCAATTTTGGGATAGGTACTAACTCTGAAATTACTGAGTACTTAGAATACTACCCAAAAAACAAATCGCCTTTATATTACGGTAATGACAAAGCTAATTTTAACAGCCCGCACTTTCACCATCGGTTAGCTGGTTACATGCCAGGTGATGTTATTAGATTAGGTTTACTTCCAAGAGATAATCAAGGAAATGCTATGTTCGTAAAGTACATTGGTGATTTAAAGGTGCCTGACTTTAACAATGCCTATTACAAACTCAACCATCTTTCAGACAATCATAATGATCTGGGAATTAGCAACAATTATTTCACCAGAGATTTTCGGCCTTTTGTAACTAAAGAAGTCAATGGAATAGCAGTTACTTATGCTCGAGTCGTTTTACTTGACATTTCAGTATGTATACCTAAAGAAATTCGAGAGCAATTATCAGGTTATGAAATTGTTCGATCAGTAATTACTGAAAATGATAAAACTGTTTTAGGAGTTGGACCTTTATGGCAAACTAACTATTACAGTAATGCCGGACTAAATTTAAGTAGCAACAATAGTCAGGGTAAACCGGGTAACATGAATGAAGTCCACGGTAATTCAGTATTTCCCCATGAGCAAATGGACATTGTTATTAATAGACCGCCTGTACCAAATAGAACATTGTTTACAGTTGATGTGGTTGACGCAATGGCTAAGCTTCGTGATTTTAACAGTGAACAAAATTTAGAAATGAAATTTGTTCAAGAACTACCACTCCATGGGGGACAACTAATTAGAAACATCAATAATTCTAACACGGGTGAAAATCATTTGGGTTATATGCATAGTTTTAGTGCTGGACCTATTGTAAGCATGAACTCTGCTCATCCTACAAAAAACACCCCGGTTAATTTATTGAGAACAGTTAATGTTGATGTTAATGAGTTAGTTCCGAAACAAATCATTAAGTCACCAAGCACCGATTATCGAAACAGCGCTATGCGTAATTTAAACCCATCAGCTCAAAGTGCTGCTGGTATTAATAAGTTAGAAAACAATCCAAGCTTATTAATAAGAACAAAAGAGGATTTTGATTTAGGATTAGATAGAAGTGGAATGCTTACTTCTTTAGTAGCTATAAAACGCAAAAACCATACACCTTATGGTGGAGCTAATGAATTTGCAATAAAAAGCACTCAATGGATTTCATGCGGTCACTACACTCGAATTACGAGCCCTAAACACGCGCATATTGTAGGTGGTGGAGACACTTATTGGGGAATGCATGTATATAGCAAAGATTATCAAGAAAACACTTGGCAAAGACCAAGTTTAAGAACAAGCATGCACGGTGTAAATCTTCCAACTTTAGGTAATTTTAATTGGAATTTTATGCACGGAATAAAAGCTTTTGATAGCAGCTATAGGTTTCAAGTAAAAGAAAGCTTTGAAATTAACCCGGTTTACTTAAAAGACAACCGATATCGGGTCTTTGTTAGTGATAACGAAAATTTCAGCAATCAACGGGCTCAACCTTACATGATATCGGTTTCGCCTCAAAAGATTAATGGGGCCTTAATTGACCAATGGTTAAAGTTTCCAGTTTTTGACCAATACGAAATGCCAAATAAGTTTGACGCTATTACTGATTTGGTTTCAGTTAATGATAAACTGTATGTGGTCCAAGGCAGAGCCGTGTCCTTATTGGCTATTGACCCTAAAGCTTTAATTCAAGCAGAAGAAACTGACATTTTAATTGGTAACGGAACGGGCCGGGTAATAGCTGATCATCAAGTCATAGGCTATCATGGTTCTTATCACAAATCTTCTATTGTAAAATTCAATGAAGGCTTTGTGTTTTTGGATAGCATTAACAGGGCCTTAATTATGGTTGTTGGTAATCAAATGATTAATTTGTCAGAGCAAAAGAATCATCAAGACTATTTTAGAAAACTTTTCGATTCTATAAAACACGACAAGCCATTAGCCGGAAAAGGTTTTGCAGGGTACATTGACCCCGTGTATAATGAAATCGTTTTAACAATTATTGAGCAGTCATGAGCCTATTTGATTCAGATGTAGCAATACTATGGTTAGAAGACACTCCGCAAACTTTCAATCAAGGTGATAAAATCTTAGTCGAAGGTGTAGGGTATTTTGTAGCTAAAATTGACATTGAAGGTGACGTTAAGCCTAACTTGAATTCTGAGTTTTTTTATAAGGCTCATGGCTTAGAGCCTGAAGAACCAGTAAATGAAATTCCTGGACTTTATCAAAATGACCAGTATTACACTTGGGGCGAAATTGCTAAAGACAGCAATAACCAAGTATACATTAGTCGGCTTTACAGAAATTACGCCAATGGCTTAAATGATGGCACGGCCTGGAAAAGAAGATTTGACTTAGATCAAGAAGCAACCATTAGCCCTTCAACAGCAGAAAATGCAATTGAATATGATAAAACCAAAAGTTATTTTGCAGGAACCTTAGTTCAAAAAAGCTATAGCGAATTTGCTACAGCATTAAAGGATGTTCCTCCAGGGGTTACTCCTTATCTTAAAAATAAGGATTATTGGTTACTTCAAACTAAAGAAGAGGGTAGGCCAATGATAAGCCCTATTGAATACAGCAATGTTCTTTACAATCCTGATCTTCCAATAAGAGCCGGTCATAACAAAATATTTGATGAAAGCGGTTATGCAGCAATTCCAATTAATGACTCGTTAGGAGCCGATTTAAAAGACCATCGATTTTTTAAGCGTACTTCTCCTGTTAACCCTGAAACTGAAATTGACAATCTTAAAAGAGAATTTAACGGAAGTCCAGTAAATGCAGGTGAATTAGTGGATTATAATGGATTTGTTTTTCAGGCTTTAAAAGACACTGACAAACCACCGGTCAATAAAAGTCCAGAATACAGCTTAATTAAACCAAGTGAAACGCCAGCTGAAACTGTAACAGAGCCAGTAATTACGGGTGAAAGTATTGTAATCAATAGGCAGGGTACTATTATTGGATATAGAGATTTAGTCAGTACATGGTACGGTAATTTCAAATCTCATGTATACAGTGTAAAAAACCGAATGATTCCAAGGCTTCATAATGTAGGTGAATTACAAAGTGCTCATGACAATCATTTGATCTTTAAGCTCAAGTTTATCATTAATTTCAAAAACCTAATTAAGATCCTCGATTACATTCGTATTATTGGCTACACCATTTTGAGATTTACAACAATTCGATATAGCAGCAATTTCAGCAACGAACAAGTTGTCAATGACACGCATACAGAGCGCTATAAAATGATTGAAGGAGAGCATGAAGTAGCTGCGAGAGAAAGAGAAGCCAGTGGGCGTATAAGAGGCAATTACGCTGAGGTTACTATTGAAGACGCCAAAACTTCTCAAAAGCAGAATATCAAAATCAATTCAGTTAAACATCTTTCAAGAAACAGTCACTAATTATGTACTACGGACCCAATGAAACTTATGACCCGGTAACAGGTGAGCTTCAAATAGAGCTTGAAAAAATAATTTCAAAAATTGAAGAACAGTACGCAACAGTACCGGCCAAAAAAATAGAAATTGTCAAAGCTGAACCTAAGACTTTAGATCAAACCAAGGCGAATCAAAAAAAGCACATGGCTCGTGAAGAAGTACGAACAGACAATCTTCCTAAAAGTGATAGTTCTGATGCCGGGGGGATAGCCGGAATGATTGGGAGCCGTTTGGATGATATGGCTCAAGGTTACCTGGGAGCCGGAACAGCATTAGCTGAAAACTTAGCAAACCCAAACAGTGACGGCCATGAAAATTTAGGAACGATGATTGACATGGGGGCAAGTATTGCGGGAAGCATGGGACCGGCTGGTGCTCTCGTTGGTGGCTTAGCTAAAATCGGATATAGCATAGCTGACAATAAACGCGAAGAACAAAGGGCCCGAAATAGGAAAAAACGCAAGCAAGAAAAAGAGCTTGCTGAATTAAGAAATTCTCAAATCGCTAAATTCGGATTGTAATGCCAGAAAAAAAATCAAAATTAGTTTTCAATCCTTCCAAAGAAGAATTGTTTTTGCTTCAGTTACTTATGGAGAAAGAAGCAAAAGGCTATAACCACAGGTATGCTTTAGGGCGAAATGACGCCACATTTGATAGTTATGAAAAGCATCCAAAGATTGCAGAAAAAATTCCTGATTCCGATTTGTTAAGTACTGCGGCTGGCGCTTATCAGTTTGTTTATAAGACTTGGAAAGAACAACAAGACAAATACGGATACCCTGATTTTAGTCCGGCCAGTCAAGACATGGCGGCTTTAAATTATCTGCGAGATTCCTACGACGGAGACCTTACGGCTGATCTTAAAGCTGGAAAAATATTAGAAATTGGACATGCTTTACAAAGCAGATGGGAGAGCTTACCAGGTGGTGAAAAAAGCCTTTGGTCAGATGAAGATTTTGTGGAGTCATATAATGGATTGCTTAACGGCACATGGGCCCCGTCAAACATTATATACACATTAGACAAAGAGAATTATAAAACTGTTGGAGACACTCGACCACCTATCCCTAAAACTTCTCCTGATGGTAATGGGGGAGCTGGTTATATCGAAACAAGTTTAAAAGCCAACAAAAGGAAGCTGGTTGATTTAAGCAAAAAAGAGAGAGACGAATTACAAAAAACAAGTGTAGAGTTTCGCAAATACCGTAATGAGCTTAAAGAAAAACGTGCTACCGATCCAGATTATGGATTTAACGATTACAAAGATGACATCAATAGTTTCTTAGAAGCAAATCCTTTGGCTTTAGAGTTTTCTGATGTAGTTGGTGGCAATGTTAGAGAAACTGATGAAGCTTTTAAACTCAAAACAAAACAAGAAAAAGAGTATGAAGCATTAGAGAAGATTGAACAAAAACATAAAAAAGCTTCTGATGAAATTCTTCTTTTGATGGAAGAAAAAGGAGGTCTTTCTGGTAAAGGATTAGAAGGATTTGAGCAAAAAGTTGATAAAGCAGCAGAAGACTTTTTTAAAATAGATCTTGAGTTTACTGCAGCTAAAAGAAAAGCAATTGCAACTGAAATGCAATATTATCAAGCTATTGCTGATAACAGTGAAGAATACACAGCAGCTGAAAGGCGTATTGCTATTCAAAAAGTAAAGGCTTTAAAAAAGTATGATGAAAAGTTTTATCAGAATGTTAAAGATTATGTCTTCAACAAAGGGAGAATAAGAAATCTTATTGACTGGAATGATCAATCTATATTTCAAGAAGAAGTAACAAAAAGAACAAGCGATGTTAGTAATCACACTGAAATTCTTTCTAAAGATGGAGAACCTGTTGATATAGATGTAGATGAACATTATGACAACGACCCTTCCTTAGCTTTTCTACAAGAAAAAACCAAGAAATCAGAACAGGAAGATATAGAGCAAATTCAAATTGAAATTCAGGAAACTCAACAGGTTATTGATGATGCCAGTCAAACAATTAAAGACGGTGCTGAATATGTTCAAGCTGAAACAAATCGGCAAAACGCAATAAAGCGAGAAAACACAAAGGATAACCCACAAGACCCAGATAAGCCTGATCTTGATGATGAAAATACAGATGAAGAAGGTGAAAGCGCTGAAGAAGCGTTAGGTGAATTAGACGAGCGTCCTGGTTACACCATGGGTAAACAAACCCTATGGGAAAAAATGGGTGGCTCAGATGGCGCTGCTGCTTTTGGAATGGCTATTACAGCCGCGGCACAAGGCGATCAAGACCCAGGTGACATTGAGTTACCAAGGGTAGATGAAATGACCTTAAACCACGCAAATACGCTTAAAGAGATTTCTCAAATGGGATTAACCCCTGCTGAAGAAGCTGGTTTAAGAGCCGATATAGGCCGTTC